TTTCAGTTTCTAAATCCCATAAATCAATAAAGTTATATTTTTTTTTCATTACTAATTAGTACTTATAATAAAAATAAAAGTTATAAATTATTTCTTAGCCTTTTTAACCTTTTTGGCCTTTTTAACCTTTTTGGCTTTCTTTTTTTTCCCACCAATTTTTACATCTCCTTTTGATTCTTGTGATGATTGTGGTGATTGTGGTGATTGTGGTGCTTGTGGTGATTGTGGTGCTTGTGGTGATTGTGGTGATTGTGGTGCTTGTGGTGCTTGTGGTGCTTGTGGTGCTTGTAATAGAGTTTTTCCAGACGCAGGTCCTCCAGACGCAGGTTGTCCAGACGCAGGTTGTCCAGACGCAGGTTGTCCAGACGCAGGTTCATTGTTTTTTAAAATACGCTTAAACATTCCCAATCCAAAAAAACCACCTACTTTTTTTCTATTTGATTTTTTTTTCACACTCATTAAAGATATATATTTTTTAAGTTGTATATATTTACCCTTATGTATTAAGTATTCTTTTTTAGATTTGCTATTAACTTTTCTATATGTTACTCTTTCTCTACCACATACAGTTTTTTTCTTATATTTTTCGTAAGTTTTTACACTTTTTATAGTAGACATATACTATTATATAACAAGAAAAAAGAAAAATTAAATAACAATATTAACTGAATTTCCTAATCTTAGCTCGGTATTTAGCATAATTGTATAACCAGCTTCTTTTACATTTTTACAAAAGTTATAATCCTCTCCTGTAATAATTTTATATTCACCTTCATCTTGTTTTTTAATTGAAAGAATATCACCATTAAAATAAGGATATTTAAGTTTTTCGATAACTTCATATTTCACACCAAAAAAGGATAGTCCTGTAAATTCAATTTCCATATATTTACTTTCAGTTTCTTTTTTCCAATTATCTAAATCTTCTTGTGTAACAAATTTATAAGAGCCATTTTTAGAATAATAATCATTGTCTAAAGTTTTTACTGCAAAGTAATTAACAGCATCTTCTGATTTATATAAACCAGATACTACAGGATGTTCTTCCAACGATTCAATTAATTCAATTAGTTGTTGTGGGGTAAACAACATGTTATAATCAATAGTAATCCAATAATCAAATTTATTACCGTTAAATGGTTTGTGAATTTCATTATTTAATCCTAGAGTTCTTAGACGCGAATGATAAATAGAAGGGTTATCACCGCATGCAACAAGAAATTCATACTTACCAGTTTGCCATAATACAGTTAATGTATTTGTCCAACAAAGTAAAAATTTAGATGAAAATTTTTCTCCCTGAAATGCCAAAGCAATTACTTTTTTTTGTACAGTTTCTTGTTTTTCATCATTATTAACAATATTATTATCAGTATCCATATTATACATAATAATTATAAAATAATTCTTATATAAATTTAAGCAGGCATTTCTTGGTCGTAGCATAAATTATGAATATAAAGTTTATCTATCCTACCAACACGCTGTGCTCTTCCTATAGCTTGATTTTTATATAATCCCATAGAATGAAATATAATAACATCGGTCGCATAGCTAATATCAATACCACTTCCCGCATGATATGTATTAAGTAATATTACTTTAATTTTAGAATTTTTAAAATTATCTAAAATATTCATCATATGTGATGTATTGCCTTTTAATTCTGCAAATGTAATATTATTATCTTTTAATTTTTTCATAATATCAAAAAACCCAGATTCATATTTACTAAATACAAGAAATTTGCCATTTTCTTTACTATTAATAATATTAATAAGTGTATCAATTTTATTAAATATTGTATTTTCTTTTAAATCTTCATTATTTGTGTCTGTAATTGCTGTTAATTCATCACTATTAATAATATCTCTACATTCTGGACATTTGGAATTATTTTTAATCCAATTAATTAAACATATTGCACAATAAGAATGTGTACATTTTAAAATTATAGGATTTGTAATATATTCCATGCAAATTGGACAAGTTTTTTTAGATAATTCGGTAATTCTATTTTTAAGACTATTTAGTTTATCTGTTAAAACATTTACTTCAGTAGTAAGTTTATTAATTTTATTTTTTTTGATATCATCAGAAATAATTAAAGAATTAACATAATCAATTTCTTTATTTTTATTTTCAATTTCAATAGTAATATCTTTTGAAATAATATTAACTATATTATCTTGGGTATCTGTTTTAGCACCTAAATCTTTAATAGCACCAGTTATATCATTTGCATTTAATTTTTCAATAATATTATTTGCAACAAAACCCTTAACAGTTTGAAAAATAATAGGCATTTTACATAAATAGTATTTTTCTTCAGGAATAGGTAATTTAAAACTATTTCTTACAAATTCTTTTTTACATTTAATTAACATTAATTTGATATTTTTTGCATCATTAAATATATTTCGAATATCCCATAAAATAGAACTAGGACTTCTAATTGCATTAATTAAATCATCATATGTCCCTGATATTAACCATAAATAATAATAATGAATTACAGGAATGGTTTTAATTAAATCATGAGCTTCATCAATCATAACTCTTTTCCATCTAAATAAATGTTTAGCATATAAATTGCTATTAGTATTAATCTCTCCTTCATCTTCATGCATTACATTATAATAGTAATTAAGTAACACATCATATGTTGTATTTTTAATTAAAACTACGTCATATTCATTAAAATATTTTTTTAAGGCATCATGGTCTTTTTTAACATCTTCATAATTGGGCAAATTTTTTCTAATATAATTTAAATTTTCTATTGCTAAAAATTTAAAATTAGTATCCTGTTTTAATGTTTTAATCCATTGTAAGTAAACGGGACCGCGTGGAACAATAATTAATGTTGAATCAATTAATAGTTCAGGTTTTTTAACTATAGTATTTGTAGTTGAATAACTAAAATAAGAATAATTTAAATTACTAATAAAACTTTTTTCATATGTTTTATTTACGTATATATCATTTAATTTGCACTCAGAAATAATAGATAATGCAGTTAACGTTTTACCATATCCAACAATATCACCAATAATGCCAATATTAGTAGATATATTATATATACCATCTAGATTAGTGCCATAAATATCATTATATTTTTTAGAATCAATATTATAATTAATACAACCATATGTTTCCATAAGTTTCGCTTTATATAAACATGCTAATTGATGTGGTTTTAATTGTATTTTAATATCTAAAGGTTGTTTATAAGCAGGGGATAATTCATCAAGTTCTAAATCATATTGATGATTTTGGTTCATTTTAATATTAAAGTATAAATTTTAATAAAAAAATTAAACATAATAATCATTTTTTAATTATGTATAAATTTTTACAAGTTTAAAAAAAAAATGATACAACATATTGATAATTATATACGTGATATTCATCAAAATATTAAATGGTTGACTCTTTAAATGCACTGAAAAGTTTAAACAAAATGGAAGATTACAAAAACTATAAAAAAGAAATCAAAGAAAAAAACAAATCACAAATAATGTCTAACTATTTTGAATATTTTGATGAAGAAATAGTTAGTACGTTAAAACTTCATCAAAAATATTACTTTGAAATTGCTGCAAATATAGCAAAAAATTCAAATATGTTTCAAAAACATGGTGCAGTTATTGTATACAAAAAAAATATTATTGCATCAGGATATAATAGTTATTCTTATAATAGTAGAACTAATTTTAGTATGCATGCAGAAATAGTCGCTATTAATAATGTTATTAAAAATTACGGTAAAGACGTTTTACAAGAATCTAAACTATATATTGTTAGAATTGCACCAGAAAGTAAAAGCAAAAATTTACTAAAATATTCGAAACCTTGTTTAAATTGCCAAAAATATATTAACAAATTTAACATAAAAAAAACATATTATTCAACAAATTATGATTATGATAAAGCGACTTCTAGTGATTCTGATTAAATTTGTAAGTTAACTTGTGGTATAACTCTTTTAATATTTTTTTTAATAACAGTTGGTCTATCACTAAAAATTTCATTAAGTAATTCTTCTCCCGATAAATCTTTAAATTCTAAAATTTTTTGTTTTATTTCAGACATTTTAACAGGTACTTTCACTTTTCTTTCATTTGCTTTTATTCTACCATGTTGTGTATTTAAATCTTTATACTTATAATCAAACATAAATTTTTCAATTTTATTATTTAATGCTTTTTGATGAACTTTTCTTTCTTTAATAGCAATTTGCAATTTTCTTATTTGATCATCAAATTTAAACCATTCACTAACAAGACCTTTTAATGTGTCAAGTTCTTCCGATGTTGGTTCTAAATTACTATCAAGTATATTATCAACAAAACTAGTATTATTATCTTTATCCATAATATATCATATAATAATATGTTAAATCTTTAAATATTAATTAAGTGATTTATCAATAAATTTAATAATATTATCATATTCTCTTTTTTTTAAAAATTCTGAATTTTTTTTGCCATTATCATAATATTGTATACAAGGAACAAAATTTATATGCATTTTTTCATCAAGATATTTTTTCATGTTATCACGCTCAACATGAATAATAATATTATTTGTATTTTTATATTTTTTATTTATTTCTTTCCAAAGACCTTTTAACATAACACAGTAAGGACATTCATTTGAATAAAAATAAATAATTGTTTTATTAAATGGAATAATATTATTTATTAGATTTTTATGGTTTCTTTTGTTAAGTCTATAAATAGCCATTTACTATACTATTAATTAATATTAAATTAATTTAAAAAAAAATACAGTTAAATTATTATAAATATATAATATAGATTAAAATGATTAATAATATAACTGAAGCAAATACTTATGATTATCTAGGTTATCAAACATTAAATTTCATTAATAGTGAGGATTTTTCACAACCTTATACAACAAACATACCAAATATTGATAATATATATTCAGTGTATGATTATAATTTAAGAAATGAAGCAAATAAAGTATCATGCGAACATCAACTTAAATTACATAATATTGATGAAATAAGTAATCATAATAACCTCGTGATTAATAGAAGTTATATAGACGAAATGCGTCCCATTGATTATGACTATGAAAAAGATTTATATATGTTGTTAGGACGTGAAGTAACTCCTAAAAGTTGTGATGTTAAAAAAGATGGATATAATACAGGTGATTGGACACATTATCATGATAATATGGTAAAAAAAAATGTTGATAATAAAATTTTTAATATAAATACTAAAAGTAAATTAAAATAATTTAACCAAATTTAATTTTCACAATTTTGTTTATTAGTGTTTCTTTTTTAATTGGTTTAATTAAACCATTTTTTCTTGTTGTAACTTTTATACCTAATGATTTACATTTTTTTAACAATTCATCTTTAGAATATTTTTTATCTAAATATTCTTTGTACATTGTTTTTTTAGATTTTTTGGGTTTTGGTTTAGATTTTTTAGATTTTTTAGATTTTTTAGATTTTTTTAAACC